TCCGGCCTCTGCGACATGTACTCAAGGACTTCGAGTAACGCCGAAACCTCAGTCGGGCTGAGGTCAAGCTCGTCAATGCTTTCACGGACCGCCTGACGGACGGCCTCTGCCTGTGCAGGGTCGCCCGAGGACATGCCCAATGCCGTCAGAGCAGCGTCATAGCTATCCGCGCTCGAGACGTAAATCGGCTGGTCCGGGGGCCTTGGATTTTGCATGTCCTGCCCTGCGGGCAGGCCCATGATGCCTTCATTTTCCATAGGTGTCCTTTCCAGTTTGTGCCAATGACCCAACAAGGGGTCGCGCGCCGGGAAAGGACGCGAAGATGGCTCTGATTATGGGGTAAGTTGTCAAGGGTTGTCCACTTGTCACGAGCGGTCGATTTCAAGATAGGACAGGTAGAAGTCGACGTCCGCAACGCTGGCCGTGACCTTAAGCACGTCCCCGGAAATCAGTACGCAAGGGACGCCGGAGAAGATGTCTAACGTCTGCCCCGCAGGTAGTACGTAGGTTTTTAACAGCTTGTACGGAGTTGCTCCTCCCGCCGGGTAGATTGCCGCACTGATACTGGCCACATTGGCATTGTCGTTCGTCACACGAAGCGACGACAGGACGGCATTGTTAGCGTCAGGGGCCGTGTAGAGCTCCGATTCGGTCGCCGCGCTTGGGGTGAGGTATTTGCGAAGGTACTTGTTGGCCATATCACACCGCCGAGATGAAATTGACGGTCAAGATGACCGATGGAATTGCAGGACGCGTAGGAGTGGTATCCGCAGCGTAGTATTCCAAAAACACATCTGTACTACTTGCCCACCAAGCAATCTCTAGGTAATTGGATGCCGCATCGTTAAACGTAAAGATTCCTGTAATGGCAGGAACAATATGTGCCCATGTCGTGGCATCTTTTCGAGCTGCGATGTCAAACCGTGTGCGACTATCAGCGATATTAGTTCCAGTGTCCTTGAACCAGACCTCAAACTCCTGTGTTGCATTGCTGCGGTTTGAGACCTGAAAAGTAAAGGTAACCAGATACTGCCCGGCACATGGAACGTAGATCTTTGTGTTATCGACAATGCGTATACCGTTTGTAACAGGCAGGCTTGAGTAAGTCACAAGCTCTTCAGTGGTTATGCTTGTTAGATCCTGGTCCGCTGTGGAAATAGCCATAGCATTTGGCAAAAGAATGCCGTTACTAAGCTGAAATCCACGAATGCCGCCTGCAAAACCACCACCTGCACCGGACCCCGCTGCAAACCACGACGAGGCCCCCGCCTTGTCGTCGCTAATGTTGGCTGTGTAGGTGTTATTAAGCTGGAAGATCACCTGCTCGAGCGAACGCACGAGCTGGTCAAACTGCTCCTGGCTATAGCCCGCGGCCGCTGCGTTAGGCAGACGGACGTTGAAGATCTTACTCATCTCAAGCCATCCGGCTGGATATCGACACGCATCGTGCCAAAGCGCCAGTTGGTATCAATCTCCGAACTCTCAATCTGCAACGCAATCTGTCGCCCACGCGCGCGCGTGTCCACCTTGTCTGTACCCGGAGAGATGACATACGGGTCAAGCGAGCTCGGCGTCGCGGAGACCTGCGGATACAAGCGCAACAGCAACCTCACCGTGAGATCGCCCTCTTGGTTCTTGAAGTCAGGGATGAACCGCTTCATGAACAACACCTGATCGCCATCGCCGATATCGAAGTACCCCGACTTCACATACGCAAGGATCGGATCCCCGTTGCCGTTCTTGCCAAACTCTTGGTTATAGACCACGGACCGCCCAGGGGTGAGTCCATAAATCGTGCTGATCGTAGCCTCGGTACCGTCGATATCGTACTGTGTCGCCATCGGGTAGGCGTAAGTGCCCAGGTCCACCCAAGCGGAACGCGCCATAGTGCCCACGGACCACACTTGCTCGAGGTAGTTGTAAGTCACAAAGCGATCAATGTAGTCGGTGTCCGCCGTGCAGTACCACCAGGTCACTTCGTTGAACTGCGTGTTGATCCCCACATGCACTTTCTGTGCTTGCGTGAAGTTCAAATCTTTGAACACGTAGTCCTGCACCGTGCAGGGAAGCTTCTTGACCACACCGTCGAACACGAAGAAGGCGTCTTTGCTCATCCAATACGCCACGCCGTTCACATCGGCCGACGCATGCGGCCCGATCAAGCCACAGTTGGCTCCAAGCTGCTGGAAACCGAAGGTATACGGCGGTCCGAGGTACTGCATGCCGTGCAGCGACGTATCCGTCCAGATCAGAATCTGTCCGCGCGAGCGAAGCGCCGAAACAATGTAGTTTCCGTCCGTCAAACGCTGGCCGCCAGCCGTATTGGTCGCCGTGGCGACGAATGTGTTGATGTCTTCTTGGTTTGAGAAGCGCACAAACATCGGATCCTGCGACGAAGGCGTCCCGATGGTCGATTCCGTACCAAAGCAGACCAGATGCCTGTCCGGCGTTGACACCAACGCGTACTTGCTCTTGGTCGGCGCGCCAGAAATAGCGGTCGCACGCACGCCAATGCCAGTGCTTGGGAACCACTCGTAAATCCCACCATCCACCGCTTGGAGAATGAGGTTTTCGCCGTAGTTATCGAACTGCCAGACGCGGGAAAACAGAGCAACCGAGGCAGAGGGCGGGCGCGGGGTGCCCCAAGTGCTCAAGCCCCACGTTCCAGTGCCCCAGCCGAAGTCCGAGTAGCTTACATCCGACCCCGTGTTGATCTGGTAGGTCGCCGTGGCCGTGCCTGCCGCCGTGGCGGTCGAGGTCGCGCTGGTCGGCGCTTCGATGGCGTACTCATTGGCGTTCAGAACCTCGATAATCTCAAACTCGTTGTTCAAACTCGCGTTCGGGATGCCGCCGGGGTTGCCTGTCGTCGCCGAAAGCGTGACAAAATCGCCCGTAATTGCCCCGTGGCCGCTGTCGTTGACCACAACACGGGTCAATCCGTTCGTCGTGTCAAAGGTCACGCCCGTATTCGTGTCCCGAATAGGCGTAATGTCCGCCCAGGTACCGCCGTAGTAGACGTAAACCTTCTTGTTCGTGCCGACGGCAACGTAGGGGGAGCCCTCGAGGTCCGTCCAGGTGAAGACTTCGCTCGGCATACCCACCAAATAGGCCGTGGTTTCGCCAAACGGGGCCCAACCGCCGACCTTTTCAGGCAGCCCATAGCGAAACCGGACGTAATCGGAGTCGATCCATCCGCCTTCCGCGCCGTATTCGGTGTTTTGCTTATCTACACCCGGCTTTAAAAAGAGTCTAAGTAGTGGCATACGCGCATCCTACTTGATTGGACCGCCGACGAGCCAGGCGTCACAGGTCCGATCGCCAGCGCACTTAAAGTGAAAGAGTTCGCAGTACCCGAGATTGGCCGCCGCGACCACATCCGGGGCGTAATTCTCGTGTTCCATCTCCTCGTCGTAGTCATGGATGCCCTTCTCGATACAGGCAATCATCTCTGGGGTCTGGATGAACGCCGCACAGTTGCCACAGCGGGCCTTCTTGGCCTCGCGCACCGTGGTCTGCCACAGCTCGGCCTTCTTGTCCCAAAAAGCACGCGACTCGGACTCCGGGTTCAACGGCCCGTAGCCATACTCCTCGATCGCATTGTTGCGATTCTTGAGGTTGACATGGATATCCACCGTCGCTTCCGGGCAGCCCTTCTGGCCCCGCTCATACGACTTACGAATCTCCTGCCCAATCGCGTCCTTTTTGACACTCGCCATGCTTCACCTGTACTGCGCCGTCTTGCGAGCGATCGCCTTCGGCTGCTTTACAAACTGTTTGCCTTTCGCTTTGCCCTTGCGCTTGGCCGCGGTCGTGCGCGCGTACTCCTGCGGGGACAACGCCTTAATGGCGGCCTCGGGAAGGTACCGCTCGCCCGTCTTGCTCGAGGGCTTGCCAGACTTCGTACGCCACTTCTGGGCCGTCCAATCCTTCAACGACTGCTGTGGTGCGCGCATGTTAGTCCCTGTACCCGCCGCCGGCGGCCTTATAACGCTTCGCCAAGAGCTGTGCTTTCCTCGCGGACCATTTTCCTGCGCCCGTGCCCTGCGTACTGGCAGACTTGATGGAGCTGAACAGACGCTTGCGCAGCTCGGGCTTCGTATAGTTACCCGCTGCGTTGACCTTACTCTTGGCTTTCTTCCTCACGGCAAAGTTCCTCCGCTGGCTGCCGGCATGGTCGTCACCTGGATGGCGATATGCTGCTTCAGGTTCAACAACTGCCCGCAGTCCGAGCAGGTATCTGCATTAAGCTCCGCCTCATCGAGGTCGTACCCACAGGCACCGCAATAGACTTCAATCACATGCGCGGGCTCGACCAGGCCTTGGCCCGTGGTCCGCGGTTCGAGTGCAATTCGCATTAGGATACTCCTGCAAGGTACATGGCCCGCTCGTCGTTTCGGCGCTTGACCAAGCCTGGCAGCACACGGCCCGCGGCCTTGGTCCATTTTAGAAACTCATCCGCCGCTTCTTCAAAGTCTCCCCGGCTAGTCTTCATCCGAAGGGAAGAACGCTGGAGATTGCCAAGACCCACGTTGAAGGCAAAACTGACGAGAGAATCGAAGACTCCCTGACGACCAACAGCAGCAGGGCAAAGTCGGGCCACGCCGCGCTCAAACCGGCCAAGGTCTTGAGCAAGGATAGCGTCCACCTCTCCCATCGTGAGGGTGCGATCCCAGCCGTCGGGTATCTGTAAATTTCGTCGCTCCTCAAACGGCACCTTGGCGTGGTTAGGGTCTATGACATGACCTACCGCAATCGTCCACAATAAAGCAGGACACCTGTAAGGGCGTGTTCTGACACCCTCATGGCATTTCACAAGTTTAATAAGATCAGGGCTTACTTTCATATCTGCACCTGTCAAAGTGATATCGGCGCATATTGCCGCCACCACCTGATACACCGCACTTTGGGCAAGTAACGATTTGGCGCTTTCCTTTGCAGGATTGACTTAACTTGTTTCTAAACTCGGGGTCAGAAAGACGCTTGGCAGCGCCATCACGATACCGCTCCAAGTTAATGCGCTTTACCTTGCCGCCAGTGTGGTCCAGAGCAAGGTTATAAAGTTGATCTTGCGGAATCTCTGCAAGAAGAAAGTCTTCCAATTCTCTTGCCTGATCAATATTTTCCGTTTCGCAGACAACATCAAACGAAAATTGAGATATGTCTTGCTTGGTTCCACGCAAAGAACGAATAGTAGCCGGGTGATTCCCGTTTTTTAAGTATGACTTTTGGCAGATAAGCCTTTTCTTAATATTGCCACTACTGCCGATATATACCTTTCCGGCAACGACATTCCTTATTGCGTATACCCCAATCATTTTTGCGAGAACGCTCTGCCACCAAAATGGAACGCAATGATGGACGCCAGAATTGCCATCTCATCGTCGCTGAATACGTTTTCCATCGCAATCGCAAAGGGAATGCCGGTTGTGTAGGCATACCAAACGCCAGCCACGTTCAGCGCGACCAACTCCAGCACGAAAATGTACGTCACAACAGGACGGACGCTGGCACGCAGGTTAATCATCCACTGACTTGCGCCCTTGCCGATCTCGATGTCGTGCTGGTACAAAGCCTGTCGCTCCTCGCCAGCCGTCTGCGTCTGGATTTGCTCCAGTTTGATTTCCTCAACCCGTGCCTGCGCGATAAACCCACGCTCTGCCAATGCTAACTCGCGCTCTTTCTGGGCTGCGACAAGAGCCAGTTCGTGCTTTTTGTCCTGCCGGTCTTGGAAGATTTGCAGAATCTTGGGCAGTCCACCTGCAAGGAACGACAGGAAAGTGCTAATCATGGTCATCATTCCCAATTACTCCTTTCGGCCTTTATTGGTTAGATCAAACAAAGACTTCACCTTTTCCTCAAGCACAGCAACACGCAAGTCAAGTTTAGACAGAACGATAATCAGCGTAATCAGCGCCAGAATAACGGGCCAAGCACGAGTGAATATCTCAAAGATGTCCATTACTTGCTTCGCTCCTCCATCAGTTTGACGCGCACCTGCAAGTCATGGATGTCCTCCATGATGTCGTCTTTCAATTCTTGACGACGGGCCGCGCTTAATGGGCTATCGGTAGGTACACCTTCAGGCGTAATCAACGCGGGCATCTTGCTCTCAACCGACATCAGACGATTGTTGAACGATGCAATTTCCGTGAGCAACCAGCCGACAGCGGCCAGCAGTACCGGGAACAACATATCCACAATCTTCTGCATGTTCACCTTTGCAACGCCTCCAGCAACAGCATACCCATGCTGCCCAACGCGCCTAACAAGATGACGATGATGACACCGCCAACCTTCAGTACCAGTTGCTCCAGACGCTTGAGCCGAGCGTGGATGGCCTCGTAGCGCACAGCGCAAACGTCTATATGCGAGGTCACGGTGACCTCCAGTTCTTGTACCGATGTCATTGCTTTACTTCATCCGGCACAGGCACCTGCGGGTCAGCCTGTTCCTTGATCTTGACCATCAGCGGCCACGCCCCCGTCTTGCTCGGCAAGTCACCGAGCAGCGAGAGGATGAAGTTCACTTCGTTAATGTCGAGGTCTAGTTTGATCACTTGGCAGCATCCTGTAGCGGCTTCAAGTCTTCGTTCGTCCAGAAGTCCTTGGCAAGCATGATGTTGAGGTGTTCCTTATTGCGCTTGACGCAATCGGCCCAGTCCTCGTCCTTCATGCCTTCCGGCTTACCGGCGTTCAGCAGGTTCACCGAGTCCATGGCGGCGCTGTAGTGGCGTGCGACTTCTTCAGCGGTCGGGGTTTCGATGGGGGTAACGGGGGTTTCGACTTCCGTCATTTTCAAGCTCCTTTGGTTTCAAGTTGCGCCACACGGGCGCGGAGGGATTGCAGTTCAGCGATGATGTTGGCGATAAATTCTGAGTTGCTGTAGTCCATTGCCTGCATACGCTCGTTATCTTTTTCGCCAGTGGCAACCGCAGTGCGAGACACTGACTGCGCTTCGTGCGCGATCAAACCGACGAACACGCTACCGTCAGCCTTCCAAGTGCCTTCCACGGGCTTGAGCGAGTCAATGTATGCGCCGCTGTTGGTGACAGGGCCGGTAATGTTTTTCAGCCGGTAGTCGGAAGCAGTGTTGTAAGAAGTTCCGGTTCCGTTTGTGCTGATCGTTCCACGCTCTGCCCAAGTTGTTCCGTCACCAAAACCGATGTGATATCGAGTGCCGGATGTGGTAGTTACGTGACTGCAAAGAGTGAAATACGAATTGTTGTTTATCTGTGCAGAGATGGCGTCTTGTGAACTTACTGCACTAGAAACGATTTTTGCCGTAACTCCCGTGCGTGATGTTGCACTCGTCGTCCCAACCAACCAATCCCCACTGTTATTAAAAATCCCCCTCGGATTCCCATCCCCATCAGACAGCACGATGTAGTTGCTTGCTGTGCGAATGTCTAGGCCACCAGAGTTTCCATCAAAACGACCGATGATGACGTTGTTACTGCCAGTGGTCATAACATCGCCAGAGCGATAGCCAAGGAACGTGTTGGCGCTTCCAGTTGTAACTGCTTGACCAGAACCGTTACCAAGGAACATATTGGCAGAACCAGTGCTCAACGAGAAACCGGGGGGATTTTGGACGCTTGAAATAACGCCGCCAAGCAAAATGTTGTAAGTGCCTGTGTGACTTACTGCGCCGCCGTTGTAGGCACACTCCTGTCCAATTGCAATGTTCCCCGTGCCAGTTGTAAAGTTTCGACCAGCGCGGAAACCCACAAATACTGAGTCTGCCCCAGTTGTAATTTCATAACCCGCACTTAGACCAACAAACGTGTTTTGTGCGCCAGTGGTCGTGCTATACCCCGCCTGATAACCAACAGCAGTGTTGTTAGAGGCGGTGGTGTTAGAACGAAGCGACTGCAATCCAATTGCCACATTGTATGAACCAGTTGTATTTAGATACAACGCTTGGCGGCCAAAAGCAGAATTCTCTACGCCAGTTGTATTTGTGTACATTGCTTGCACACCAACAGCAGTCATCTCTGCGCCAGTAGTATTGCTATACCCAGCCTGATAGCCGACAGCCGTGTTGTTGGAGGCGGTGGTGTTGTTATATAGAGATTGAAAACCAACACCAGTGTTGTTTGAGCCACTTGTGTTTATGGTAAGGACTTGATAGCCAACCGCGACGTTGGAGGAACCCGATCCGCTAGCACCGTTAATGGTTCCGCGACCAACGGATACGTTGTAAGTTCCACTTGAGTTGTTGTACTGTGCGTTATATCCAACAGCGGTGTTATCACCTGCGGTATTGCTATAAAGCGCACCCGATCCGATTGCGGTGATTCCTAGTCCAGTTATGTTGGTATATGCAGCCTGATATCCGACTGCCGTGTTGTTGGAGGCGGTGGAGTTGGAGTAGAGCGCACTAGTTCCAAGCGCCGTGTTGTACGAACCTGACGTTGTTGAATACAGCGCCTGTATACCGAAAGCATTGTTTGCTTCGCCAGACGTATTGGAATACAACGCCTGATAGCCAAACGCTTGAATCGGATCTCCAGCGTTTTTATTGTATCCCGCTTGATATCCAACTAGCGTATTGCTGCTTCTGGTTTGGTTGCTATATCCAGCCTGATACCCCACAGCCGTATTGTTAGAGGCGGTGGTGTTGGAGAAGAGAGCGTTATTTCCAAGCGCGACGTTATATGAACCAGTGGTGTTGGAGTACAAAGCCGTATAGCCATATGCGTCATTAAATGCGCCGGTTGAATTTGTGAATAACGCACGATCACCAACAGCGGTGACATTAGAGCCAGACGTTACGTTGTTAGCCGCCCTATTACCAACAGCCGTGTTACCTGCAGTAGTGGAATTTTCAAGTGCTTGATAGCCAACAGCAGTATTGTTATTGCTTGCGCTGTTGGTTTTGATTGCTTGATAGCCAATCGCCGTATTTTGTGCGCCAGTCGTATTTGCAGTTAGCGCACTAACACCCACCGCCGTATTGCTTGTAACATTGCCCCCGCCCTGACCGACAGCCATGCCGTCGATGGTGGCTTGGTTGGTGCTGACGAGCGTGTTGGCCGTGAGCGTCGTGCCGTCAAACGTGAGGTTGGTGGAGTCCGTCAGGTTTCCACTTGCGCCAGCGTATGTAACGCGACCCGAAGTAAGAGAGGAGTCCGCGAAGTTAGCTGCGGTCAGCGTCGTGCCGTCGAACGTGAGGTTGGCAGATCCGACCTGCTGCTTCGAGGCATTGAGGTACTGAACCTGGTTGGCCGTGCCGCCGTTGACCGTTACGGTCGAAGAGGTGGCAAGCGTCGTGAACGAGCCCGTCGAGGCGCTGTTCGCGCCGATCGGCGTGCCGTCGATCGCACCGCCGTTGATGTCCACGTAGTCATCCATGTAGATGACGTCGGTGCCGTTGACGTAAAGGTGTGCTTTGCGACCGTTCGGGACCGTGATGCCCGTGCCGGCCGAAGTCTTGACCGTGATGCTCTGGCCGCCGGTCGTATTGTTCTGGACGATGTACTGCTTCTGGATCGTCGGGACAACCAGTTCGCGGGTTCCCGTCAGACTCAACGCGGAAGTGACATTTAAGACCAGCGCACGCGCGGTCTGTGCCGAGTTAGTGTCCGTATAGGTCAGCGTCAGGTTGGCATCCGACAGATAGTCTGGGTTGCCGTAGCCGACAATGGCCTGCTCGAGCGCCGTGCCGAGGTTGGTGTTGGTAACCGTGCCCCAGGTACCGGAGTTCTCGCCGGTCGCTTGAAGCTCGATCTTCAGGTTTGTTGAGTAGGAACTAGGCATGTGAGTATCCCTTTACGTCGAAATCTGAGTCCAAACCACCGTGTTTCCGTCGTTGACTATGACCCAATTTTGTGTCTGCGAGTCATCGACATTCTGCCAGTTAGGCGTCTGATTGTCATTAATCACGCCCCAGACGAGTACCGTTCCGACTTCGCCTGTTCCAGAAACCCCTACCAGTGTGACATTGGCATCGGAGGTGGTTGTAACCGACCCAACTTGGCCTGTGGCAGAGACGCCCGAGACGGGCACGTTTTGTTCGGTGACGATGGTGACATCGCCAAGCGCCATGGTTCCTTGAACGCCTGTGAGCGTGACGCTTGCCGTGCCCGTAATGCTGACGGAGCCTACGGCCCCTGTGGCAAAGACGCCCGTGACAAGGACATCGGTACCGGCGGTGACCGTGACAGAGCCGACTTCGCCCGTCCCCTCGACGCCAATAACCGATACGTTGGCCGTGCCCGTGGCCTGCGCGGTGCCGATCGCACCCGTGGCCTGCACGCCCGTGAGACTGACGTTAGCGTCCGCGGCAATCGTGACGGATCCGACCTGGCCCGTCGCTTGAAGCCCAGTGACCGGGACGTTCGCGCCGGCATTGATCGTAACGGTGCCGACTTCGCCGGTGCCCTCAACGCCCGTAAGGCTGACTTCGGCTGTGCCCGTGACTTGGACCGAGCCTACGGATCCTGTGGCTTCAAGCCCCGTAACAGGGACGTCCGCGCCGGCTGTAACAGTAACCGTACCGACTTCGCCAGTCGCAAAAACGCCCGTAAGGCTGACGTTGGCGTCAGCCGCAATAGTGACGGAGCCAACCTGGCCCGTCCCCGTCGGAAGTGCCGCGAGGCTCTCACCCCAAGGATCGTCGCCCCAGCCTACGCCAGAAGCATTCCACCCTTGGAAGGCAACGACGGCATCGGTCACTTCCGCCTCTTAGTTAGGCGATGCGGATGATCGCGCTAGTCGAGTCAGCCGTCGGGAAGATGATCGTGAACGTGCCGTTCGTCGAGGTCTTGGCCCCGCCAAAGTCCAGGATACAGACCGACGGATCGCCCGTTGCCGAGTCGTTGTAGATCATCGCGCCATAGGCCGTGATCGTCGCGCTCGTGAAGGAAATATCCGCAAAGTCCGTAAAGGCCGTGGTGCCGCTCGAGGTCGGGGTGACATTGGTCAGCGTACCGCCGCCCGCCGAGTAGGTACCGGAGTTCGCTACTTCGTTGGTGGCCGTATATGCCGTAGTCGCCGCGGTAAACGAGGCACTGTTGTCGTACAGCGCGAGCTTAAAGGTATTGCCCGTTCCGTTGGTGAAGTCGTGCACCGCCCTCATCAGCTCCACCTTGAAGCTGGTGCACATGAAGTTGCCTGAAAATGCCATTTCTACTCTCCTAACAGATGAACCAGCTCTGGATGCCCCGCTTCACGAAGGCGCTGGGCGATCGTGGCACGGTCCTGCTCGACGGCCTCCTTCAGATAGAAGGCGACCACATACTTGACGCGGTCCTTGAAGGCCCGCGCCTGCGCCTGAATGACCGGGTGTGACTGGTCACCGACGAAAATAATCTTGTCCGCGGCCCGTTGGGCGAGCTCCTCGGCCGACCAGCCACGATGCTCCGTGGTCGCGACCTGCACGCCGTTCGTTAATCCGGGCATTTCTACAGTAATCATGGGCCGGGAGACTCCGATTTAACCGGGATGCGGATCATACCATCACGGTACTCGTCGCGGCGGCGGCGTCCTTGCTGCTCGATGCCGAGGCCTTGGATTGCCTGACGGTACGAGTTCTGGAAGTACTGCATCATCTCCGGCGGACCCTTGGTGTAGCTATATGCCTGAATCATGCAGGCATAAAACAGGGCTTCCGGGGCGTTATTGCTGATCCAAGTCGTCGTATTGGTCGACGAAAGCTGCGTCGGACGGTAGATATAGCCTAGTTCCACCGTAAAGTTCGCATTCGGCGTAGGCGCAATGTAGAACGTGTTTTGATCCCACACCGAATAGTACTTGGGGACGCCCGTGGTGGCCCCGTTGGGCCAGTATTCCTTCATAAAGGACGTGTCACGGAAGTCCAAAAAGATCTGATCGCTGCCCGAGGTGATCATCATGTAGCGATGAGTGAGGATGTCACTCGGGGCGGTCAGAAATTTGTTACCCGAAGTCATGGTTCCGCTGACTTCGAGCTTAAAAACGTCCAAATCAATCTCGCGGAGGATCTGATTCTCCGCAAAAGTGATGAAATTGTTGATTACGGGTTCGGTAAAGACGTTACTACCCACTTCAGAGTAGTTCCGAATGTTCGTAACGAGCTCGCTGTAGTTCATGTGGTCGTCACCGTCACAGAGCCCACGAGTGTTTGGGCAATTAATGCCTGCCCGAGTACGTACGGCCGCATGTCAGCCGTGTTTTGGACCGATCCATAGCTCTGAAAAGCCGTAAAACCGGGCGCTCCAACGAACACGGAGACGGGTTCGATGCGATCGGGGCGCGGATCTCGCAGTGCAATAGCGTCTCCGCGGTACCGAAGGGGCTCTAATTGAGGCTCTTTTGGCTCGTAATCGTCCGGGCAGACCATGTATCCCTGCCATTGCTTGCGCAAGACGTTGTAGGGATACCGCTGGCCGCAGAAATCGCATAGCCCATACGAGAATTTGCCAGTTGCGTAGGCCATTAGACGCCCATATCGGGCACAAACTGCACGCTGGCAGTGTCCCGATCCTCCATCGCAGCCCGATTGAAGTCTTCTTCGTAGATCGCCTTCAATGCCGCCGTCCGATCCGGGGCAAACTTGAGCGAAAGCTGATACGCAAGCCCCGAAGCCAAGCACGGCAGGAAGCGGAAGTTGATATCCGCCGTGTTTGTGTACACGCCCGCATCCTGGATGCGACGAATGCGGTAATACACGAACGTATACGTCTGATCCGCCGCCGGATAGAAGAAAACCTTGGTCGGATTAGCGCGCTGTACGTAAAACTGCGCCGGCCGAGCCTCCGAAGTCTTATCCGGGACGTTCAAATAGTCCTCGCGGCTGATTCGCTCGATGTAGACGTCGCTATTCACACCCTGGTTGTTCTGGCGAATGATCGCCTCGAGCACATTGACCGTATCGGTGGGCAATGTGATCTCTTTGTCCCCTTGCGTCAGCGTATAAGTCGCTTGTTCAATGGTCCAAAGGTTCAAACCACGGTTGGCCCAGTCCAGAAATAGCAAATTAAGCGAGCGACGTGCGGAGTTGAGCTGATAACCGCTCGTCGGCCGCATGCCGCAACGCTCAAATGCCTCTTCAACCAGATCATCAATCGACAGGTTGAAGTCTGTAGTGCCTGACGTAGCCATCGATTAGCCGCAGGATCCGCCCATGCGCATCTTCTTGACCTTCATCTTCTTCTTAGCCGCACCGCCCTTCTTGTAGCCGCCAGGCATCCCGCCGCCCATCATGCCCATGGCCATCGCCTTGTGCTGATTGACGTCGCCGCCCATGGCCATCATCAAGACCTTGCCGGTCTTCTTGCTGGGCTCAGAGAGCATCTTGTTTTTCGGGCCACTGCCCACTGCGCCGCCGCCACGGACGGCACAACCCATTCCACGACCTGCCATATTAGTACCCTCGCATCGCGCGACCGCGCGCGTCTTTGCTCTTGCTCTTCATAGCACGGCCTTTCTTATCGGCCATGCCACCCTTTTTCATCTTGCCGACGCCGTCGGCAGCAAAGGCCGGAACCTTCTTCCCGCCTTTCATCACCATCTTTAACTTGCCAGGCATAACTTACTCCCTCGCGCTGCGAATTTCGTCCAATTTAGCCTCAAGACGATTGAACCGTTGGTCGACGTGTGCGACAAACTTTTCGATCCGATCGTCCACCTCTCTGCGAGTGATGTGATCTCTCGCAATCTCTTCACGGGTCCGGTTGAGCAGAATGTTCAACCGAGCCAGTTCGTCAAATTTACCCTTTAGCATGAACCCCATCCCGGTCACTATCGCGGACAGGATGATGTTCCAGATCATGATTTCCATCGGTTAACACTTCCATCGCCGGCGAGCCTGCCTAATCCTGCTATTAGGGTCTTTGGCCGCTTCTGGGTACATTTTCATTTGACCGGCAGAGCGCGCACAGAACGACTTACGTCGCTTGGCCCGAGCAGGGCCCGGATTGCTCTCCGTTACGGCCGTCTGAAGCTTGCTTCCGGGATTGGCACGACGGTACGCAGCCACGCCCTTGCGGGTCATGCCTGCGCCCTGCTTCGTAGGGCGAAAATTGCCGCTTTTAACGGAGGTTTTGATGCCCATGCCCTTACGCACGGCACCGCCTCCACGCAGCGCAATGCCCATGGAGCCAGGCATTACGCCGGTGCCCCACCCACGTACAGCACGGTAACGCTCTTGACCTCGGCATCGGCGAGGGTGACATACACGCCATCCGTCGCCAGAATTCCGTCATCGGGAATGATGAGATCGTAGGCCCCAGCAGCCGCCGGAGTCTTGATGTCAAGAATCGTAGTGCCCGCGGAACCGCCCGTTTTAAGGGTAAAGCTCGAGGCAGTCGCTGAATTGGTGAAATACACGCCCTGAACACGCGTGCGACCATTCACCGCGTCGCCCGAAGCAATCACGGTTTTGGCTTTGACGTCACTTGCAAAACTCATTGTTCTGCTTCCTTTGTCTAGGTGAAGCCGGATCGCCCCGGATCATTGCTGACCCGGGGCGCTTCCGTTTTTTAGCGCGTCGCCGAGGCGAAGAGGTAGTCGAGTTTCGTCGAACGGGTGCCCGAGGCACTGCCCGACAAAGACATCGCCGCCAACGCCAACTCCGTGGTCGGAATGTTGGTCGTGTGCGTCGCAACGAGCTTGCGGTTCACGAAGAACTCCACCAACCCCGTGCCGCTCACGCGGAAACCAAGGGTGACGTCGGTGTCGTCAACAAGATCAACGCCCGAGTCCGTCGAGGTCTCGGTGCCGCCCGACTCCGTCTTGCAGAGGATCGAGGCATTGCCATCGTCCACCTGGAACACGATGCGATCGGCAGCCGTCAACATGGCTTCCGGGTTGGTCGCAAAGTTAACGGTGAGCCCGACGCAAATGTCGGTCTGATCGGCGTCGTTGCACTGGAGGCGGGTCTCAAACCACACCACCTTATCGGCAGCGGCCTTGTAGACCTCGTTGCCTTGAATCGATGCACCGTCGTCGTCCGTCGTAGCAGCCGAGGTCAGCGCAAGGAGCCCATTGACCGTGTCGGCAACAATGCCGGCAGAGGCTCCCGAATCCTTGACCACGGTCCAATCGTTGGTGCTATCCAGCGCAACGCCGAGAAAGTCGTCCAAGTACGAGACGACGGCCGGGTTTGCGGAAATGGTGAGATCGGTGCCCCAGGCGCCCGTGACGGTGCCCTTGCCCGAATACTGGAGCGGGCCAGAAAAATGCGTAACAGCCATGTTGTCCTCACATGCGAGTTAGGTACGGCTGTCTGCATGTCGTCAGCCGGGTCTGTCAGACGTACCTGGATTACCCCGGAACAATTCAACTATACGTTAGCAAATCCAATAAAAGAAGGGGGTCTTTCGACCCCCTTCTGTTTGCCGCTATTAGGCAGCGCCGGGCGATCCGAAGATGCCACGCGGGTCGCTGAAGCCGAAGCTGTAGCGCTCGCGAGCCTTGTACCGCACGTTGCCGGTGTCGAAGTCGCCTTCGAAACCAGTCTTGATGGCAACACGCTGGAACATCTTCATGCCGTTCGGAGCGTCGGTCTTGATGAACCAAGCGTCCGGGTCGGTCAAGAAGTGGTTCACGGTGTAGCCCTGCGGCACCATGCCCATGTTCTTCACGGCGTTGATGTCGTTATCCGCAGTGCCAACGCGCAGCGTCGACTTGAGGATACGGTCAGCCGTAAACATGAGTTCCTTCGGGATGATGAGCTTCAGGCCCTGAACAGCGATCTTCAGGCCACGCTCATCGGTGAACTTGGCGATGTCGATCAGAGCCTGCTCAAGGGAAGTTTCGCTGAGGTCAGCCGAAGTGGCCAGCTCGTTGGCGAGGTCCGGGCCCGACAGGGTCGGGTGGTCCGTCGCGCAAAGCGGCTTGCCGTCACCACCAGTCGAGGTCGTGAACGCGCCGTTAAGCACGTCAGCGGCCTTGATCTGCTTCGTCTGAGCCATCGAGCGGGCGAGCGCCTTGGTGTAACGCGCAGCGAGTCGGTCGTAGAGGTTGTCCTCAACGGCTTCTTCGGTGAGCGAGAACGCCAGAGCGATCGTCTCGTGGGTGTAGCGAGCGGTGTAGACTTCCTGCGCCTGGTCGTATGCGACGCCAGCGCCTTCGTTCTTCACCGGAGCCTCGGCAAAGCCGGACTCCATCACCTCTTCCTCGAACGCACGATCGGAGCTCTCGACCGAGTAGATCTCGGCGTGCTCGTTCTCGTAGTTCTTGTACTCGAGGCCGAACAGGGCGTTCAAACCCGGCTCGAGCTCCTTAACAAGTTGTGCACGTGAAATTGCCATGTCTTTATGCCCCTATAAATCAGGTTACGGCCTTGACGCCGGTGCTGCCATACAGGTGCTCGTTGATTTTCACAACGACCACGGCAAAGTCCCCAAACGCGTTGCCCGGAACATTCCAGAGGCCAACGATCTTGAGGTTGAGTGCCGCCGTGTCCGCGATGGTGGACGAATCCAATTCCATCGAAGAAACGCCCGTGGTGGTGCTGCCGCCCGTTCCGACGACATCTGCGTTCTTGCCGATATCGGCCTTCTCGATGTCCTCGTCAGCCTGGATGATGAACAACTGGCTCGGGTCGTCGAGCACGTCAGCGACAATCTCGCCTTCCGTGATGTTGACGCTACCGGGGTAGTAGTTCTTCCAGGTGGGCTTACCCGTCGTCGGGTCGATATAGAAGCAGCCGTTAAACACGCCCAACGCCGCAGCATGCGTCGCCGGGACAAACTTAACGACATAGCCGTTAACGATCGTCACCAGGTCACCCTGGTAGATCGCTCCACTCTGGCTATCCGCAATCTCGTAGCCGTACTGCTTCTGTGCTCCAGTCGCAGACAGATTGCCGAGAGGACGGAGACCAAAGGCTTTGTCTACATTTGCCATTTGATTATCCTCAGAAAAAGTTATTCACTGGCTTTTTTAGAGCCGCCGAATGAAACGCGAGATCTACGGGCCGGTCGCTCAATCTGCATGCTCGAGTGAGCGTTGCTTTTCATGAGCTCGTTGTCCGCAGCCTGCATTTGGTTGCTCGCTCGTTCGCGGTAATACTTGTTGCGCTCTTCAACCGTCTCTTCCGGGATACGTGCTAGGAGTAGACCTCCCACGCTGATCACACCAGCGTGTCGGCCATCATCCGTCGTTGAGACCGGAAAGTCAGGGTACTCGTCTCCACGAACCAGCTCGTACCCCTCACGGAGACGACCTGCAATGTTCGTGCGGTCTTCCACCCCGCCTGCCGAAGCCCGAATCCAACGATGCTTGTATCCCATAGGAGCTGGTGGCGCATCAAGCCGAGAAGGAGGTGCCCACGGACGGCGTCGCGCGGTCTTCGTACGAGATTCGGTCTCGCGCGAAGCGCGGTTCAGAGAAGGCAATTTGACGTCCGACATGTGTTACTCCTTCACGTACTTGGCGTATTCCTCGAGAGGAACACCCAGCTTTTTAGCAATTGCCACTTGACTTGGGGTCAATTTGACAGTGCGGCGTGCTGTGTTGTTGATCCCGGAGGATCGTGAGGCAGGCGCAACCGTTTGCACGTTACGGCTCCTGCTCTGCGTATTTGAGCCAGTATCCCCAAACTTCTGGGGAAAAGCGTCTCGAATACGTTTGTCAAGTTCATCATAGTACTCATCCGAGCTAGGGTCAAATCCCTCAACTTGGATCAACTGACGATGGATACCCCAGGCAGCGTGAGTCATCACGTTGTCCCGGCCGTACCACTTGTTCTTCTCCGCCCATTCTTCAACTCGCGGGTCCACCTGCTGCTGTTGGGCAGGCTGCTGGGCCTGATACGCCGCCTGTTGCGCGGCTTGCTGGGCAAGATACTGCTGCTGTTGCAGGTAGGCCTGACGCTGGGCCGTGGCAGAATCAATCTGCCCCTGCTCCATCGTGAGCGCGGTCAGACGCTGCTGGGCCTCGGTCTCGGTGTCAATGTCACCTTCCTCACGGGCCTTGCGGATGATCTGCTTGAGGGCCACCGCCTGCGTCTCAACCCGGCTCTTGGCCTCAACCAACCGCTCCTCGTCCGTGCGCACGTACTGCTGCTCGAGCTCCTGCGCGCGGGCCTGCACCTGCTTGGCATACTCCAAGGCCGCCTGCTCACGGCGCTGGGTTTCACGAAGCCGGGCTGTCAGCTTGTTGATGCGCTTCTGCACCCCCTCGCTGTACTGGTCCAGTTCTTCTTCCTTGCGCGCCGATCGCGGCTCCTCTTCCGTCACCAGAGGCAGCCTTGGGGCCTCCTCCTCAACGGGCACCTGTACGGTCGCGGGCTGTTCGCCCTCGCCGACGCTAAATTCCAACTGTTCGTTCATCTCGGATCTCCTTACCACATGTGAAGGACGTCTTCAGGATCGGAAACGATCCCCAAGACCTCATCGTCGTTAATCAAACGAATCTCCCCGCCATCGATCGGGATCCGCGCGCCGGCATAGCGGCCGAAGATGATCCAATCCCCCTCCTTGCACCACGGGCCGGTCGGGAACTTGACCTCATCGCCATAGGCGATAGGCCCAACCTTGAGGACATAGCCACACACCGTCGAAACCTGCTGCTTGCGCTGGGTCTCTTCGGCCAAGGCAATGCCACCCTTGGTCTTCTCCGCACCCCGGTAGGGCAGGATCGCAATGCGCCACCCGGTCGGAGTGGGGATGCGGTTGAGTACCGCCGCATGGAGCTTGTCGGGCTTGAGCCCTTCGGCCGTGTAGGCATCTTCCAGGGATGGAACATGCGCTGCGGCCTCTTCCGCCCACTTCTTCTCTAAAGCCGTGGGCTCTTTAACTATCGCATTCACGTTGGTTCTCCTTTAGATCAAAAAGCCGTCGTCATCCGTTCGAGACTTCAGTAGTCGCTTTACGGAATCCTCAACCAGCTTCAATCCTTCAAGGCGACCCATCATGAAGCGATACCGCTCCATGTCGGCGATCGTTCCATTTAGGACGATTTGTTCCGAGCTTTCTCTAAGAGATCTGATCTCACGAAGCACTGCTTCTGCAAATTCAAGCATGGTTGGTTTCCATGAAAAAGCAGCCAGTTTTGCGCACCGGCCGAGGCGCTTATCGACTTAGTAAATCTTGACTGGGCGGTTGCCATCCTTCTTCTTGACCGTGCGCACAGCACCCATGACGCCGCCGTCCTTCATGCCGCGCGACTTGCCGGCCTTCGCATACGCGATCGCTGCCGCCTGTTTCACCGCAGCGGACTTGCTCTTCGGCTTGCTCGTGCCAATGCGGCCCTTTTCCTTGTAGGTGCCGACAAGCTCGCCGATGTTGCGGCTAATCGTCTTCTGGCTCGATCCCTTTTTAAGCGGCATTCCGTCCTCCTCGCTGTGCCTGAAGTTGTAACTTCGCTTGGTCAATCTGCATCGACTGCTGGGCCTTTTGCGTCTCAAGTTGGAGCTTCTGCTCGTCGAGCTTCATCTTGGCCTGATCGGCCGCGGCGCGCTGATCGAGTTCCTGCTTCTTGAGTGCCACCAGCGGGTCTTCTCCACCGCCTGCGGCCTCGCCAGAAAGCTGCCCTTGCATGCCCTTCACTTCCTGCATGTAGGTCGCCACCTTGATCGCCACCATGCCTTCCTTCTGTAGTGCCGAAACCATGCGATCCGGGTCCGTCCCGTAAGTCTTGAAGATGTCCGCTTCGACATCCTCTTCGGCCTTGATCCGAATATGCTCGAAGATGTGCTGCTGAAGCTCCATCGCCGCCATCGGAGTCGACTGAAGGATCGGTGACATGCCCATGAGCAAATGCGCGACGATATGGGCATCGTGTTGCTGGCCCGGGAAGGCCTTGAGCTTCATCCCGTTCAACACAGAAGAGTTCTCGGACGCCGGATCACGGGGCATCTGGTTGTTCTGCGGGATCAAAATGCCGTCGATGTCGCGAATGTTTAGCGCGGAGTACACACGGTAGTACGCTTCGTACATGTTGTGCATCTGCGGCGCGCCTTGCGCCATCTGCAACTGCATCTGTGCAAGCTGAATGCGCTGCGCAGTGCTGAAGATGTTCGGATCAGCAACCGGCAACACCGAAACGATCTTGTCAAAGTCCTGGCGCTTGACCTTGCGGCTCGCACCCGGTACATCGTACGGATACTCGTCCGGCAAGTACTGGCCAAAGCCCTCAAAGAGCAGCCGGAACTCCAAAGACTGCGCGTAGTGCAGTCGCTTGTGGATCGCCGACATCACCATCGACCCACGCTCGAGCAATGCGAGCGTCGTGCCGACCTGAGCGTATTGATTTCCGTCGCCGACCTGCATGTCGGCCGTGCTCGAGAGGCGTTTGCCCGCGTCTACGAGGAATCCGAGCAGCGCAAACAGCACTTGGCTCGGTTCTTTGTACGGCAACGGCAGCAAAGACGACTGCAACTCCGCGCCGCCCGCGTCAATGTCGCGCCACTCGCCCGGTTGGATCGGATCCGAGTCGTCCGCGATGCGCGCGCCCTTGGCTTTGAAGCCCGCAGGCAGGTTCGCAAGCGTTCCGGCGTCAATTAATTGACGCAACGCGCTCGTGGCCGACTTGGAAAGGCCGCCAATGAGGTGCACAAAGCCCAAACCGTACGCGCCGGGGCCTTCTACCAGCACGTAGTGAACAAAATAATTGCGCCGACGCTTGAGTTCATCGTCTTCGCGCCAGTTTCGGCGGATTCCAATGACTTTTAGCGAGTCTTCGGCAAGCGTTACGACGTACGGAAGCTTAATTCCCGTCGGTTCGCCGTTTTCATCGACCTCTTCAAAGCCCGGCAGGTCCAAATCGACCAGCATTTCGAGCAAAAACACCTCGCCAGCCTGATCCGTCGGCTGTACGCCCGTCACTTTGTCAATCGCCGCCTGAATTTGGCTCGGATCCGCGGGCGTCGGCTCCAATTCAACCGCAATATCGAGATATTCGCCGATCAAAACGCGCTTGCGGAACTCGTTTGAGTCCATCGCAATGCGGTGAGTGAGGCGCGAACACTGCGAAACGACGCTCGAACCGTTGTACGGGATGTACACATCGTCTGCCAGGCACAGACGCGACACCATTCGACCGAGTTGGAAGTCGTAATAGACCTTCTTGAAGGTCGATCCGCCGTATCCGGTGTAGTACAGGAGCTGGTCGAACTCCGGTGTGTACTCTTCCATCACCGTCGTAAGCTGATAATTCATGAAGTCCTGCACGCGCGCGGCCTGCTGGAACTTGTCGACGGTCTCTTTACCCAATACCTGCGTGCGAACCGGGCCGCCCGCGGGCATCAATTCCTTAAATGCCTGCGATTGGAACTGGATAATCGCCTCTTGCAGCATCGGATGCGTCGCACCCGAGGCCCCACGGAAGGGTTTTGTGCGCTCTTCTATGCGCAAGCCCAAGAGATCAAGGCCCTTGGCGTACATCTGCTCCCAGTCCGATCGCGATCCCTTGTCCGCCTCGAACATCGCCGAAACGTCAATCGCAATCCGACCGAGATCATCCGGGTCTACAACCTCCGCAAGGTTCGCGTAGAAGTCAACTTCCTTCGCGGCCTCCGGGCCAATCTCCACAACCGCCCCGCCATCCGGCTCCAGAACGATCTCGATCTCCGGCGCCTCCTCTGGCGCACCCTCGGCAATGACCAAGATGCCTGCGTCAGGGGCTTGGTTGATCGCTTTATCAATTGGCATGTTGATATCCTAACGTGTTGTCGGCGCCAGCGCTAGCGCAATTTTGTATTGCTGCAATGAGGGCGGCAGATACATATCTGACTCGCGGATCAAGATCGGTTTAATAACTTCTGTGAGGAACTGATAGACCTCGGGTTCGTAGTCTACAGGGGCCGTGTTCCCTGTTGCGCGTCCATTGCCCTTGACCTGGCTTACAACCGGACCACGCTCCGTGTTTTGCACTTCAACCGTCGTCACAGGGCGATTTCGGTTGTCCCGTAAGGTGTAGATCGACACATCCCCCGAAACAAACTCCTTGTGCTTAGACGGGCCATACGAACCGCCTTTGGCATATCCGCCAACAGAATGCCCGATGTATGCACCCTCGGGTGCCGTGGATTCCGCATCGTTAATCTTTTTCCAAGCAAACCCAGCTCGCGGGCTGTCCTCGCCGAAGCTCAACAATGGCGCACTCACGCCCTCCGCAAACACTCGATCCGGGACACGGCGACCCGTTCGAATGTCATTGATCAAGGCTTCACGCTCCAAGAACTGTTTATTGTACTTAGCTGACTCCTTCAGCGCGTCCTCAAAGCGAAGGTTGTTAATCTTGTTAGGAGGCAACGTACCAAGATAACGGACAAGGGCTACTTCATCTAATGCATAACGAAGCGACCCACTTGGGCTGATGTTGTAAATGGGCTCGCCCTTTTCAATCGCCATTGCAACCTGTTTAGGCAGCTCATTCCTTTGGTACTGCTTATACAATGCCGCAGGCGCACTTGCGTATATCCCAGGAAGCTTTCCTTCTGCGGTTGGCACGGCATACTTAAGATTGACATTGGCTTCCCCCGCAGAAAGCCCCTGCGCCATCATCTCATCAATCTGCCGCTCTCCCAGTAGAGACTGTCTTGAGCGTCCAGTCTCACTTAGCGCGTTGTAACGTGGGTCGACGGCAGTTGGATCATTTAGGTTAAAGACGTAAGTGTCTACTTCTGCCAGCTCGTCGTACTTGCGTGCAAGATCTTCTGATAGTCGAGGATACTTCGGGAAGAACTGTTTTTGCCCTGTCAGGGGGTCAATTCGCTCCTTGCCGACAGCAAGCTGATCAAGCGCGTAGTTCGGAAAATCCTTGGCAAGCTGGATGTTTGTTAACTTACCTTCCTTGATGGCCTTGAACACCGGATCCTTCGGTGTGCCAAACTGGCGAAGAAAGTAATTCTTTGCTTTGGTTTCAAAGAACTTCTTGATGGCGTCGGATTGCTCGTCGTTGATCAAATCCTGCTGTCGAGCGGCCGATACTCTGTACTGGGCATCCTGGATATATCGATCCACCATGCCAATCGGTCTGCCGCTCTCATCCGCAACATCCGAAATGACAAGTCCCTTGCCCTCGGGCCGCGATGCCTCAACCCTTGTCCTCGTCCGCCGCCCCGGAGTAAGGTTGCTTGCAATAAACTCGGTCATGCTTGCCGGGTTCTTTATTGCTTCCTTACCTACATTAACGACCCCAGAAGCCAAATTCTTTGCAGCCTGCAACGGATCGTTTCCCGCCTCTGCAAGAGCCTGATTGACCGCGTCAAACGTCTCTTTGCTTTGAGCCGGTGCGGTGCCTTGCAATTCAATAGGCGACTTCTCTCGAATCGTCTGCATCAGCCCAGTCAAGTAATCACGTGCGGAACCCGCCAACTGCCGTGTCCCCTCGAGCGTTCCCGTAATACCACGGCCCGCGGCCGCACTTAGAACACTAGGATCATAGGATTCCAAGTCCCGCCAGCTCGGCTGCTTAATCGGCTCTCCAGACGGAAACTGCGTCGGAACAACGCGCGAGAGATCCTTAGCCATCTACTTCTTCCTCTTCTCCGCAGGAAGCTTGATATCTACCGGACGATTAACGCCGACCTTGTTTGCATAACGAATCAACGGGTTCAAACGCTCGCCAACATCGCCCGTGTAGTCATATCGATCCTTCACAACCAACGAGCCGTCCGGCAGTCGTTCGAATGTAAACTGGCCTAGCGTGTTACGAAGATTGGCAGAATCCGTCACCGTAAAATCCGAATCCGGCAAAGGGATCGAGCCCATCGGCGCATTCTTTCGGCGATAGCCTTCGTGCGTGTCATAGTCCACCACGCCACGCCGTCCGCCACGATCCTGTTCGGCAAAAGCAATGACGTCCATTAACTTCTGCCGTTCAGCTTCCGTCAAATCCCCAGCGGTGATCGGAGCCGTACGCTTACGCGGATCACGCACGGATTCCAAATACGTGCGTACCTGCAACGGCGCTTTTTCAATGAGCTGCTGAAGCGCCATGCCTATCCCCGGCGCTACTTCACCGCCCTCGGCAAACCGACGCGTCATCAGATCCCCGAGCCGCGATAACTGCTTCTTGGTCAGCCGGCCCTCGCCAAACGTATCACGCATCAGATCCTTCGCCGACATCGCATCGCGCGAACGTACGGACTCGGACATTTTGAGAAGCTCCGCGAGCGTGTCAGGCGCGCGCTTGGGCTCTTGGGCCGTGGTCAACGACTCAAGCTCCATGGCCATGCCGCGCGCTGTCCCCCTGTCCGTCTCCTGACGAATCGGGCGCCGCGTCGCGCGGCGCACGGTCTGCGAAATCGGCGTCGAGCTGTACTCGGTCGTCGTCTCGCCAGGCATGTCAGACAGGTTCTCAAGCATGGCCCGCGCGGAATCAATGTTCTTCATCGACTCGGCATAGGCTTCCTTGTTCTCACCCTTCAAAAGCGCGAGCAACTCCTTATCCGAAGCCGGACCGCCCTTCGCGCGACCAGGCGGACGCACCGCCGCGGGCGAGAGAATCACATTGCCAAAACGATCCGTGTAGTACCCCGCGTTCTGCGCCCCACCCAACATCCCCGGCCCGAGGTTCGGGTTCTGCGCAAGCGCCTGCTGCGGCAGATTGCTCGTCTGCAAACTCGGCAGATTAATGTTCGCCGGTACGGTTCCAGGAGTCAGGCTGCCAGGCGTTGGCGTAAAGTACGGGGTTGACGTACCACGGCCCGGGGCCGTGGGCAATGGATTAGCAACGTACCCCGGCTTTGGCAG